GAACAACAGATATAACTTTTTTGCAAACCTATCGTACTTAGATGTGTGTGGGTATTGATATTTATTTTTCATGTGTCTCCAAAAGAAAAAGGGCTAATCTATAAAAAGGATAAATAGATCAGCCCTTGTACGGTTGTGGAAGTGGTTCCCCAAACTGTTTCTAAATATTGCATCTAGAAGAAGTAAGGTTCTTTGTGCCCCCCTGTCTCCGTTGTTAGTGTTATTATATCAAATGATATAAGTTTTGTCAAGAGTTAAAAGCATCAGTCCAGTCTCCTTGAACAGCGCCCTTTGCGTACTCAGTAGCTCTAGTCTCAAAGAAATTTTCATGTGCTTGACCATTAACAATATAATCCACCCACTCAAGCGGATTCTCTTTAACCCCATAGTTAGGTTTTAAACCTAGTTGGAGTAATCTTCTATCAGCCATGTAGTGTATATAGTTCTTAACTTCTTGTGGTGTTAGTCCTTGAACTGGTCCTTGTTCAAATGCCAGGTCAATAAACTTTTCTTCAAGAGTTACCATATCCCTACATATATCGTAGAGTGACTTCTTAAATTTATCATTCCAGATATGTGGCTTCTCATCTAGCACGGTGTGTAAAAGTTTAATCATGTTTTCAACGTGGTGATTCTCATCACGTATTGACCAGGCAACTATCTGCCCCATGCCTTTCATCTTACCAAACCTTTGAAAGTTTAATAACATAATGAATGAACCAAACAACTGTAAGCCTTCACCAAATGCAGAGAACACAGCCATATCGCGAACGATCTTTTCTTCTTCCGTGCCCCCTTTACTTTCCCAAAGGTAGTTATGTTTGTCTGCCATTTCAGCATACTCTTGAAAAGCTTTGTACTCTCTATCATCCATACCTATGGTATCATTTAATAAAGAGTAGCTGTGTGCGTGGTTAGCCTCCGATGTAGCAATAGCGGATAACATCATGCGCACCTCTGGTTTTTTAAACATGGGTATATACACATCCATATAGGCTTGTGCAATATCTACATCACCTTGTGTAAAAAAAGTAAGAATCTGTTTCACTAGATTCTTTTCTGCATCGTTCATCTTAGAGTTCCAGTCACTTACATCTTCATGTAATGGAACTTCACTAGGTAACCAATGCATCTTTTGTTGTTGATCGTAAGCTTCAAAAGCCCACGGATATTCAAATGGTTTATAATATTCTCTTCCTTCAAATACTGACATTTTTCCCCTCTCTATGCCTCGCATGCCGCGCAGGCTGTCTCGTCTGTGTTAAAGTCTTGTCTTATTGTTCTCTCTATTTTACTAGATAAGTTCTCTACTTTCTTAAGTGCTTGACTTCTCATGTAATATAGAGTTTTAATTTTACTTTTCCATGCTCTCATATGTATACCGTGTAAAGTTTTAGTGTCTACATCTGGTGGTAAAAATAAATTTAAACTTTGTGATTGACAAATGTATTGTTGTCTATCTGCTGCTAAGTCTACTAACCATCTTTGATTCATCTCAATAGCTGTCTTAAATACTTCTTTATCTGCATCAGATAAAAAGGATAAGTGTTGCACACTACCCCCATTAGTAACGATAGACTTCCATACTTCTTTATTATTTCTATCATACTTTAGTAATGTTCTTTCTAAGTATTTATTCTTCATTAAGAATGTACCACTCAAAGTCTTTTGAGAAAAAGCATTTGCTCTTAGTGGTTCTATAGACGGAGAAGCTCCCCCACAGATTACAGATGAAGAAGCATTAGGAGCAATGGCGATGACATGAGAATGTCTTAGTCCTGTGCCTTCCATATCTGCGGGTGAACCTCTCTCTGCTCCAAGCGTCTTATTAGCAGCTTGAGCCTCGTTATGTACATGTTTAAAGATATATTCATTAATAGATTTAGACATTGGACTATCCATAGATATACTTCTCTTCTGAAAATAACTATGTAATCCCATTGTACCTAGACCTATCGCTCTTTCACAACGTGCAGAATTAACAGCCCTCCACATATAGTCGGGGGCATCATTAATAAATGTTTCTAATACGTTGTCTAACATGCGCACAATATCTTCTATGAATTGTGGGTTATCTTTCCACTCATCAAAGTATTCTAAATTGACAGATGATAAACAGCACACAGCAGTTCTATCTTTTGCTGTTGGTAATGTAATCTCTGAACATAAGTTAGAATGATTAAACTTTAATCCTAATTTCTTTTGTGTATCTGGTAAAGATGCATTAACAGTATCAATGAAACTTATATATGGTTCACCTGTTGCTATTCTAGTCTCAAGTAATTTAATCCATAAGGTTCTGGCATCTATAGTTTTTATAGTTTGTTTAGTATGTGGGTCAATTAAATCCCAAACCTCTCCAGCACTTACAGCTTCCATAAACTTATCAGATACATTTACACCATGATGTAAGTTAAGATTCTTTCTATGTATATCTCCTCCAGTAGGTTTTCGCATCTCAATAAATTCTACTATCTCTGGGTGGGATATGTCCATGTATGAAGCATAGCTTCCTCTTCTTGTAGCGCCTTGGTGAAACGCAGTCATCTGTGAATCAACTACGTGCATGAAAGGAATAACTCCTGTAGTTTTATTTCCTATACTGGTAGCCATACCTTGTGATCTAACATCACCCCAGTATCCTCCAATACCTCCGCCCATACTAGACAACCAAATATTTTCAGTGTAGTGATCTGCCAATCCTTCACGAGAATCATCTACATAATTTAAGAAACAAGATATAGGTAAACCACGTGTCGTTCCTCCATTAGATAGTATAGGTGTTGCAAACATAAACCATAACTTACTTGCATAATCATATAACCTTTGTGCATGAGCAGAATCATCTGCAAATGTCTTAGCTGCCCTAGCAAATGCATCTTGGGGGCTCGCCTCTGTTGGTAGTAAGTATCTATCTTTTAGTATTGTTTTTCCCGATTCAGTGAGGAAATTATCACGTGAGTATTCTATATTTATTTTCATCTATATCCTTTCATATTGACCTGTAAGAGACGCGAGCTTTTGATTCTATCATAACTTGATAGGGAACACAAGACCGTCTTTAACTTGAATGTATCCTGCCTCTTCCATAGCCCTAACTGTTTGTTCCGATTCGCCTGGTGCGAGAGTTCTTCGGAGTAATTCGCGCTTGAAATGTCTCAAGCTAACGAAGTTTCTCTCTGTATTTGACATGGTTTCTTTAGTCCAGACTGCCATATCCTGTGCAAGTCTTCCCGCTCTAGCCATACCGAAGCCTGCCAAGGCTCTTGGCATAGCTTCTTCTACTTCAAACATTAAATCTTTGGTTCTTTGCCATTGATCCCATGTGATAATTTTATCTTTAGAACTACTTGCAGATACAGCCAAGGCAACTTTAATAAAGTGTGATACTCTACGTTGTGTGTACTCAGCTAGGTTAGCATCTGTTGGTATTGGTTTTAACCCAGATTCAATATCTTGATTTATTTTATCAAATGCTCTGTCATCAAAACGCATAGGACCATACATCTTTGCTATCTCAGCTAGGTCAGTTCTTAAGTTATGTATTGTAGAATCTTCTACTCTATCTTGTAATAAAGATTGAGGTATCTTTTCACCGTCATAGTACACAGGTATTATTCTTGATAGTAAACCTTGTGATCTAGCATCCTCTGGTAAGTTATCAACAAACTGTTCTGGTGTAGCACATGCTATCCAATTTAAACAAGGACCTTTTATTATATGTTCACCTGCTGTTTTAGTTTTATGTGAGTACTCTTCTTTACTATCCCACATATCAGTAAGAAACATTTGTAAGTATCTCTCGTGTCTATGTAAGAACGTACCTAGTTCTGATGTAACTAAAGTTAAAGAACCATCATAGAACTCATCACCTATTGTAGATAATCGCATATCAAATCTAGATGCTTTGGACATATCCACTGCTAACTTCTCGGGTGTAATTCTATCTTGTATACAATACAAAGGATACTCCTTTAAACCATATTCAATAAGACCAGAGTTAAAACTTTCGTGGTCGGGTGTGCTACCTACAGGTGTAGTTAGCTTACGAAATACTTTTGTAAAGGGTAGAATCAAACTAACTGATTTGTTTCTTCCAGGTCCAGCTACTAATATAACAAATATATTAGCACGTATATCGTAGTTTGCCATAGGCATCCAGACCCTTCTACCCAATGCACCAGACACAGATGACAAAGCCGCCCACGTTCTAAATAGTTTAGGTATAGGGCTTTTATCTGTAGCTGCTACGCATGCATCTATGTAGTCTTTATATATTCGCGTCACTGTGCCCCCCTTTCCATGTCTTTAAATTTTTCCATGAGTTTCCAACTTCAACAGAAGAAGGAATAATTAATTGTCTATCATGTACAACCATTGGATTGGTCATACACTTTATAATCTTAGGCATCAGTTCATCTACCTTATCAGTAGGAACTTGTCCTAATATAGCATCGTGTACCTGTCCTAAAACCTGTACATTATCATCTTTTAATTCATCCCACACTCTATATAAACCTAGGTTTAATAGGTCACCAATAGTAGATTGAGGTACATAAGCAATGGCACCACGCAAAGTAGTAGCATCATTTAATCTGCCCCAGAATTGTCTGCGTCTACCCAGCGGTGTGGTCAGTGTTCCAGTATTTAATAGCTCATTTGCTATACTGTCATGCCACTTCCTGATTCCAGGGAAAGCGCCTGGAACATCTAGATATTTAACCTTATCACCATATACTTTACCATATGCTAGAAGCTCATCGAAACCAGCTCGAGGATCTTTCTGATGCCACCTGTTAACTGATTCTAACGCAACCACACCACCATAATATAGTAGTTGAAATCTTGTAGCATGTGCTACTTTAATCTTTAAATGTCTAGCCAAAGATGTAGCAGATAAACCATAGTTAGTACCATGCCCTGCACGTTTACACATATCTCTGAAACTAAACTGTAAGTAATAAGGATTCTCGGCTAGCTGTCTTTCTTGTACAGGATCACCGCTCCAACCCATATTCTTCCAAACCATTTTAACCACAGTGGTATGCAAGTCTCCACTCTCACAAGCATTGATATAGTTTTCATCGCCTGTTAGATAAGCAACCACACGTGATTCAGCTTGCTCTAGATCTGCATAGAACATAGTCATACCTTCATCGGGTATAAATATTTCGCGTAAATCTTTTGTTATGTTTTGAAGATTAGTTCCTGTGCGCCAAGGCGCTTCTGAAGATGACCAACGACCTGTCTCTGTGCCTGCCACATTATAAGAACAACGTATTCTATTATCGTTATCTCTGTCTGTGTCTAGAACAGCAAGTTGTTTGTCGATATCACGCAACGCAAGAATAGCATTGCAGAAAGGTTTTGCTCGTGGATAATTTTCGCGTAAGTATTCTAATGCTTCGCGATCTGTTGATACTTTCTGCTTACCTTTTTTATAAGACATAACTTTAGGTATGCCTAAGTGTAAGTAGAATAAGTTCTGTAATTGTTTAGGAGATGCGTGGTTTAGATCTTTACCTGTTGCTCCATTAGCAAACAAGTTAAGCATGCGCTCTAATTTCATGCGCTTATTTTTCAAGGGGGCACGCATATCTCGGACCTTATCTAGGTCAACACGTAATCCCTTTAGCATCATAGCCATAGCAGGCTTGATACTATCTATTTCAAATTCGTATGTGCCAGTGGTGGTATCATCTAGTTCTAATTTAATCTTCTGCCAAATCTCTTGGGTGACTGCACAATCTAATGCACAATAAGTCCAGAGTGTTTGTTCAGAATCTAGATCTATGTTTTGAATGTCTACATTCTTTATTATTTTTGCCATTGCTTTTGTCTCCCATGTTAGTCGTAATCTCTTTCAATAATCATATCTATATAGTGTTTTGCTTTTTCTAAATCTTGTTTGCCTCCCTTCATTGTGTGTCTGCATATGTACTTTATAGCATTACCTTCTGCAAAAGGTAATCTGTTTTGATTAGTAAACTGTGCAGGTTGTATTGCAAAACTTTTGTAATGCTCCCCACCTATTTGCTTATCCAAACTAGTGTACTTATTATTGTTGTATTTATATTTGTCTCTAGTATATTTATCTGTAGAGTTCATCTTGTCCTCCTATAATTTCAAATATTCTTTCTCTAGTATTCTGTGCATGCAAGAATGCATAGTCGCACACAATAATAAAATCTTCTGTCTTTCCCCTTAGCCATATCTTGGCTCTCTCTTTATTAGCTATGCTTTCTCTAGACTTATTAGTAGATAAAAAGTCTGACATAGCTTGGTCTATCACCGATCTCCACAATCGTACTTCACTTTCGATAGTTACTAAATCATTTGGTATG